CATCTGTGTGAGTTAAAGTTGTATCGGAATCAGCACCAAAACTTAATACAGCAGAATCGCTTAATAATTTAAGATCATCACCAATTACAGCATCTTTTGCTACAGATAATCCACCATCAGTTTGTAATGAACCATCAGTTGTAGAAGTTGCTTCAGTTGTGTCATCTGTTTTTACAATGCCACTAGCTGTTATTGTAGTAGCAGTTAATGCTTGTGCAGCAATGGTACTACCGGATTGCGCTGTAAAAGTGTTTGCTGTAAATTGAAAATCATCAGCTCCTGCAATTTTAATATCTATTTGATCATCTGTGTCTGCTGTAATGTCTGTATCACCATCGGCATCTAAAGTTAATGTTGCACCATTTAAGTCAACAGCACCAACTCCACCAATATTTGAATCAACTAAATTTGGATTAGTTGCATGATCTGCTGCAGCATAAAGAAGTTTAGTTCCTTTGTCAGAAGTTCCCCAAGTAACACTTGATCCTGATCCAGAAACATATTTAAACTGAACTGTGTAAGCACCTGATGTATTATTTTTAATTACATATAATTGTTGAACATCTAAAGGAATAGTCACAATTTGATTTCCAGTGATCGTTCCAGTAAATTCTATAACTCTGTGTGCAAGAACCGCACCTGCTGATCCATCAGATACAGATAATGTTGTTGTTTGCGCTGAACCTGCAATTGATTGGGCAGTATAACCACCTGAAATTTGTTCTAAAATCTGTAAATTAGTGTTAGTCTTCGTACCCCAATTACCGGCATTTTCGCCGGTTGTCATTAACTCTGTACCAAGACCTGTATAAGTTGATGCCATAATTTATCCTATGCGCTTCCCACAAACACCTCTACATCACAAGAATCAGTGTCTGCGTCCGCTGTAATATCTACTAAATCATTTAAAGATACAGTTAATGCAGATCCTCCTGCATGCATCGTATCTACAACTCCACCACTATTGTCACCAGGATAAATGAACGAGTGACCAGCGTCTACTTTAATAGCAAACTCTGTACTGTCTTCATCTCTAAATGTTAATGTAATGTGATTTGTTGAATCTAAATTTGTAATTCTAATATATCTAACATCGTCTTCATCAAATTGACCTGCTAAATAACTTTTTGCTAAATCTGTTGAAGAAGCTGTAGCAAAACCTAGTAACCCTGTTTCTGTTGTTGAAATTGTAACTATTCTTTTAACAATTTCATTAACGCTAGAAATATCTAATGATCTCTCACTATTATAGCTGTTATTATTTAATGTAATTTCTTCTATTATTTTTGTTGTTAGTGTTGCCATATTTTAATTCCTTACGGTGTTTGAGTTGGAAGTGGTATACGAGGTTCCCCATCCGTATAGTCATCCCTTCTACGTCTTCCTAATTGTTCTGCACCAAACTTCTGTACTTCAGCTTGATACTTCTGTTCATATAATTGTAGCATATCCATCGGGCCTTTTAAATAGCTAAATGCCTCTACAAGACATGCGTACAAAAGACCATTTCCAAAATTTAAACTTAAATAAGTTGTTGTATTTGCTGAGCTCAATCCTAGAGGTCTAGCATTATAATGAATTTTGTACATGAAGGCTGAACTTGGAGTTGGAACGAGAGTAACTCTTCCAGAAGAAGCAGCTCCTGAACCTGTAGCTCCTCCAGACATTGCATAATATTTTGGTGTTCCCGTTGTTGTTTCAGCAGCATCATATTCTCTAAGGAAACTAATATCTTTTTTTTCTAACCAGCTATTTGCTCCTGTAGCAGCGGTTGTTGATGTATAAACCTGAATTCCTCTTACAAATAAAGTTCCTGCTGGAGTATAAAAATTGTCTTTTGAAGCAACTAAATTACCAACCATATCTCTTCTGTCAGCATCTATTGGAATATCTCTCTGTATTCTAAGTTCTGAATTATCAATAAACTGATCTGTAATAGTACTAGATAATACTGTCGTTCCTACTTCAGTATAATTTTGAATTGCTGTTGTTAATGTTGAATAAGTAAATCCTGCCATATTATGCTGTTATAGTTGCTGGGCCAGCCGAACAACTATTGCCTCCTCCTGATATTCCTCCACTTGTAGCAGTGTTTGTGTCCACAGTAAAGTGGTAGTAGTCATCTGTATTTGTAATATCTCCAGCTGAATCTCTTTTTCCAACTGTAATTGAGTAGCCAGCAGATTTTGATATATTAGATCCAGATATCCCATCAAAATCAGTTGGATTTTGATAAGCATCAGAATCAGAACTTGTCCAAATAGGACCTCTAAATCTTACGGTATCGCTTGTAGATCTACCATGACTTTTTTCATAAACATTTATAATTCCAGAACTAGCTGCAATAGTTTCAAAAGGATTTGGTCCTAGCATTCTAGATACTTCGTTTTCTGTTCTTGCAGGTCTTGCATTTGCTAAACCATGACCATCACCCGCATAAGATCTTGTTTCTAATTGTGGATGCTTAGCTTCAAATTCAGATTTATGAACTAACATACCGTTCCACTCTCTAACCATTTCAGAATACGGAAATTCCATTCCTGATCGGTCTGATATTGCTTTAGCATATTTTCCTCTTGCAAATGGCATAATTAACTACTTGGGTAATAATTTTTAGGAGTTATGTAAGTACTTGTAGAAGATCCATCTTCTGACAAAGCTCTTGCTAACTCATCTTCATATAATAATTTTAATTCTTGCACTCTTTGTGGTGCAAATTTTTGTGCTAAATAAAATGCTAATCCAGATGCCATACAAGGTACAAATCTATATGGAACATCAGTTGCATCAGTATAAGTTGTGTCTACGTCTTGAATTCTTTTTACAAAATAAATGTGCATGTCTTTAGACGCTGCTGTAGAATCTGGAGTTGGGTAAACAGTAACTGTAGTTTTATCGATAAATCTTTGAACAAAATATCTTGAAGGTGTCCCTTTAGATAATTTATTTGCTAATGCAGAATAAGTTGCTCTATCTGTTTTTGTTAAAGCAGAATCAGCTTGAGTTGTTTCAGTTCTATTTTGTCTATAAGTTGCTTCTAAAACATCAGCAACTCCATAAGTTGATGAACCGCTTGTTCCACCGTTTGTAGTAGAAGAAGTTCCATCTCCTGATGCTCTATAGAAAGTATATTCAGCTTGTCCTTCGATTAAATCAATATTGGTATCTCCTACTTCCCAGTAGTGTAAACCTCTATTACCCCATTCTTGAAAAAGAATGTTTAAAGATCGTCTAGCTGTTTTTAATTGATAACCGCTTGTGACTTGTGAACCTATTCTTTCATAAGCCTCAGCTATTATATCATCAACAGCAAATGTTTTGTCAAAAGTGACTGTACCAGAAGTAGTATTCGCCATGCGTTACCCTCCTAATACGATTTTCTTAACTCTAAAACAATCGTGTAATGATCTAAATTAGTATGTCCACTAGTCGATAAATCAAGGTCTCCATTGATACCACTACCAGCGTTATTTTTAATACCACCAAAAGATCTAAAGTCCATATGTCCTTGAACATTGCCTGCTGCGGCACTTCCACCTAGAACCATGCAAACAACATTTGTTGAAGCATTCCATTCTAAAGCAACTCTCATTCCGCCAACATCATACCAAATTTGATCAATTGTTACTCTTGAACAAGCGGTACCATCTGGATGAGAATTTAAAGCTGAAACATCAACTTTTGCTACTGCTGATTCACCTGAACCATCTGATAGGTTTGTTAATTTAATAACAGCTCTTTTGTCTGTGTCTACTAAAGTTTGACTTGTTACTGCGTCTGCCATTTTTTCCTCCTGTTAGAGAACGGGGCCGAAGCCCCGCTCTAATTTAAGTTAGTTATTAATTGTCTGCAAATGCAGGTGCATCTGCACCTTCAGTGAAGCCCCAAATTAGCCAGTTAGTACTGTCTTTAGCTAAAATATTAATCTCCATACCACCGAAGTCTGTAAGAGTTAATTTTGAGTTAGAGTTTCCATCTGCATAGATAGTTACATTATCAGCATTTGAATCGCAATGAACGACACCGCCAATGAAATAATTAGCATCAGCACCTGTATCAAAGATAACGTTTTGTGCTTCTTCTGCAGCGCCACCATAAATAAATTTAAAGTGTGCACCAGCAACTGGTGA